TGCATCAATGATACAACGAACACCAGATTCATTAGCAAGATTTAATTTATATCCGTATCCAGGTGCTTTAATACGAATTTCTGTGATAAATCCATCTTGATCTAGTAAAGGAGTTGCTACAGCACCAATTCCTTCACCACCAATGAAGACATATGGTGGTTCTGCCCAAGGATCTCCTGGTTGAGTGATGGGTATTTCAATAATTCCGCCATTATCATCTGTAATAATAGTTTCAGGAATAACTTCAGGAACAATAAATTCGTCTGTAGTTGTTCCTGGAGTATCACCCTCACCATCATCTTCTGGTGGTTCAGTACTAATCTCTTCTGTAAGTGGCACCACCAGCACATCTGTAGTAGCACCAGTTCCATTCACAGTGAATATAAGCAACTCTTCTTCTTCATCCAAAGAATCTTCAGAAATTCCAACTATTACTTCAGCAGTATTATTATTGACAACAAAAGAACCTGTTGTTTTTCCACCAATAATATCACCAGAGTCAATATCCCCTGTTAATGTATAATATGCATATGTACCATTCTCTACGTTTTCTGTAGTGATTGTATATTGCACAAAATCACCTTCATTAACAGATACTTTGTCAGCAACTACTTCATATGAAGGTGTAGTATCAGAAGATGGAGTATCATCAGAAGGTGGAGTAGGAATATCTTCTACTACTTCAGGTGGGAAAACATCTGGTATTTCTGGAGTTGGATTTATTGGTATAGGATAATATGGAGTTCCTGGTTCTCTTATATTACGTTCTGTGATTACACACCTACCAACATTTTTTATAAACGTAGATCTAATTCGACTACCTTCACCAGGAGAATTTTTCTTCAGAATAACAAAAAAGTCTTCATCACCTTCGTTTTCTGATGAATGGAAAGTTTTAATAGTAATACTTTTTACAGTTTCTCCTGGAGCAAATCCAAGAATACCACTATCAGACAAGTAATCTTCATCTGGAGTAGCAGTTCCTTTTCTAGATGTTCTATAAGACACAGATGAAGCAGATTCAGTAACTCCAGTTCTAGTTACCTGGAATACAGCATCAAATCCCTCCTCTACAATAATATCAGATATCGTATAAACAATTTTTGGTGTTTTTGTTGGTTTATCACTGTAACGAGGAACTCCACCAGTAAACCCAACTGTTGTAATAGATAATGGTTTTCCAGTATAAGCATCTTCACAGGTATACTGATTAAAGTCAGCTCCTGTAGCAGGGAATAAATTATCAATGTTGGAAAGAAGATCATCTAGGAAATCATTTCCTTTTTTGTCCTCTTTATCTTTTTTCTCACCATCTGTACAAATTTGTTTGTATCCGGCACATTCATTATTAGGTCCAGAGCAAGAAATACCAAGTAATTTTAAGACGAAATTAATTGCTCCACCTAAAATATTAAGTGGTCCCGCAATAGCACCAAGAATATCCTGAATAGGTCCAAGGATACTGCTGAGTATAGTCTCCATCAATGAATTAATCTTTGATAGAATACCATTTACTAGTGTGTCTACTTGACATGCTGCAGCACGATAAACCTGATTAACTAGACCCATTAAAACGTTCGTCAACCATTCTGCCAAACGATCTCCAAGATCTGCCATTTTACACCCAAGATCTTTGAGCAGATTATTGAACCATTCTGTAACTGGAGTAAGGGCATTTCCAGTTTCATTTGGATACAATACTGCTTTAATTAGATCCTTAACAGCATTAGTAAGTTTCTCAAGCACAAAACCTTTTACCTTTGCGATAAAATGCCTGATTACAGCCATAAACTTATTGACATACTTTCTTGCTATGCCAATACCACTATTAATTGTTCCACTGATAGGACTGATTAAATACGTGCCAATGTTTCCATCATTTTTCTGAACTTCATTTAAAAATTCACCAAGTAAAATTTTGGTTTTGTCAGTTAAATTTTGTTTGTCGCATTTTTCTGCTACAGATTGACACCATTTTTCATCATCCCGACCCCTCAGCATTCTTGGAGGTATTGGGACTGTATCATCACCAGTTGGCAAAGCACCAGTAGTTTTGTTTGCTTCTCCTTGTCCACCTTCAGGATTTTCTGGTGCTGGTTGTCCGTCTGTAACAGGATTTACCGGATTATCAACTGTATTATTGACTGTTCCAAAAGCTGTGCTGCCATCAGGTCTCTCACTCTTAGAGATAGTTGTAGCACCAGGAGTTTGTCCAATAGAACCCATGATAATGGGTTTCTGCTTTAAGTTATCTAAGTAAAAACCAACAACCCAACACCCCTTAATAAGTTGTGGATGTGCTCCACCAACATTACCAGGCATGAAGGGCACATTGACTGGCATCATCACATTTGCCCATGGCAAGTCTTTCGTATCAAGGATCTCCTTACTTGCGGGGTGATCTCCTACGATACGAACCTTAAAACGATAACCACCTTTGTTAGTTTTTTCTTCTGAGGCAGTTTGTTCGACTTGGCCCACCCACCAATTGAAACCATCGGATCCAATGCGCTGAGTAGGAATCAACTGTGATAATAGTTGGTCCATGTTAATTAATCATCAAAGACTTTACACTCTAGTGCGCTTGGTTCCATTTCACAAAACAGTTCTAAAGGTGAGGGATCATGATGATCTCCTGCCTCAATTTCTTGTTTGTGATTTTCTGCATAAACTTCAAGTTCCTGAAGTTCACCTTCGATATGACGACGTTGGTTGGGAGAAGTCATAGGATTGTCAAGGATCTCTTTGTCCTTAGCAATGTGGGCTTCGATATTTTCCATAAGTAATTGCTTCTACGTTTTTATTTAGTGCCGTGGTTTGATGGTCTATCTTTAAGACCATATGAATCTCTCATAAGTCTGAGAGTTGTTGTGAATCTACCATTAGTTCCGACTGTAGTATCATAGGTATGAGTTGCCTCGTTGATTAAATAAGTTCCACTAGATTCTGTATCGTATTGATCTTTTCTTGCTTCAGCATTTGGAAGTTTACTCGATAACCTAATGTCAATTTTATCACCCGCACAAATATCAGGATTTCCAGGAATTACTATGGTGCATATTTGGTTCTTTAATAACTGATATCTCGCGAGAGATTGTGCAGTATAAAATTTCTGCCAGTCAGCAAACTTAGTTGGATCTGTACTACCGTCTTTTGGATCGGGTGAAGCGGGGGTTTTTTCGTTATACCATGATTCGTGATCTAAGTAGATAGACATGATTCTACTCGGATAATCAGATAATTCAATCTGATTTGAGGGAATCAAAGTAATTCCTTCTTGACCACCCAAATGTGCCATATTATCATAACTGTCTTTAATCTTGTAAACATACTCTTCATACTGTCCTGTGGAGTGGTTGAAGAACACTACCATAGAAGAATATTTACCTCTGCGTAATGATGACATTAAATCAAGTTCAGATCCAAAAGTAGATCGATATACTACAAACCTATCATCTGCTCCATCACCTTGATTAGCAATTTTCTCTATGTAAGGACCCCACGAAGATGATTCTAATTTTTTTGATTTAAAACTACTATCATCATTTGCACATAAAGAATCAACTGAGAAAAAATTATAACCTCGTTTAGATTCCCAGAAAAAGAACCCAGCACTTCCTCTCACACTTTGAGATGTATTTGTTTGTGATGTTGTTGTGTCTTTTGTTTGATCAAATTTTGCTTGTGGAGAGACACTTTTTACTGCCATCGCATTAACTAAATCAAAAACTCTTTTTCTATTTGGTAAAATTTTTGTATCAAATAAAGATGGTTCGCTAAAAAATTCTTTTTGTGTATTTAAACTTTCTTGTAGTAGGTTAGAGATAATTTTTTCAGGATTTCCCTGTAGAGGTTTTGTAACTCTAGTAACTTCGTTGTTAAGAGCCTCTGGTGATATAAGTCCAATTGTATATGCTTGTTTTTGATTCTGAGCAAATCTATTGCCTATTTTCCATATCGCCAAAGAATAAGTAAGAGATTCATTTATACTAGTAGATACTTCAATTTCAACTATTTCTCCGCCCTGTACAGGCAATCCTTGTAGTAATCCACCACTATCAACTACCACCATAGTTGCCGACAAAAATGGAGATGTAATAGTTTCAACGTAATTGAAAGAATTTATCAGAGTTGTTATTGGAATAGGTTTACCACCACTATTTGGATATATCTTTACTGCGGTTAATCCAAAGTCCGTGTTAGATTTAAATTTTGTCATGAGAATTTAGCTTCTTGGAAGGCATAGATGAATGTTCCCATATCAGCAGACCCAGGTCCCGGTAATATATCTGCCGGAGCATTTCCACCATTGTTAGAACCAGATGACATATTAGTAATGTTGTTAATAGTAGTAGTATTCCCTGTAGATGCCATTGCCAATTCTTGTGACCTAATACCAAGGGCATTAGGATCAGCAGTAGATCCAGGAGCAAGGGAACTTATTTCTTTTGGTTTAGCAGCCTCTATTAATTGATCTTTTAAACCAAGGTTTTGATCTTTAGTCTCCATGCGTGTCATGCCACCAAGAAAACCTTTCTTCATGATAGTATACCCGCCACTATCTCTCTTGATAGCACGAAACTGGTTATCAGAACCAAAATCAATAAATGGTGCATTCCCCAGATTCAATGATTTTGCCCAGTCACCACCTGTTGTAGCGGCAGCTGCTTGTTTCGCTTTTAATGCTGCTGCTTGTCGTTTTGCAATCGCAGCAAGTTTTTTTTCATATTCAGCAATTTCTTCTGGTGTTGCATTTTCTCCAGGAATTTCACTAGGATCTAGAGTTAATGGACCACCATCTGGCGGGTCTGGTTGTGGGTCTGGAGTTGGTTTTGGCTTTATATCAATTCCTTTATACTTAACCTCAGCAGCCGCAGATATGGAAGGGTCCCCAGGTCCAGTTAAATATTGATTATCACCAGCACCGCCACGGTGAATACTATTTGGAACAATTCCAGTTGTTCCTCGTTCTTCAATATTATTGGTAGGGTCACTATCACTATTCACTTTACGAACAGTTCTTGGTGATCCTCTAAATTCTAATGCACCTCCAATAAAATCAGCAGACTTTTTTCTCAAGTCTTCATTTCTCATATCAGCAATGTATCGTTTAACAACTGCTTCACTTACCCCCGCAAACTTTGCAGCATCAGCAATACTTTTAATGTTTCTATAATTATCCAATCCTCTGCTATAAACTCCTTGAAATTGACCCTCCGCAGCAAAGACATCAGTAAGATTGCCACCATATCCAGGAGCGGCAACTCTATTTGCGGCAACCTGAAGAACATCTGTTGCTGCTGTACCTCCACCACCTTCAGTTATTAGAGCAGCAGCAATTCTTGCTTCTTCTTCACTACCAAGAGTTATATTTGGATCTCCAGTAGC